CCCGGCAGTAAACGACAATCCTATTGTCACACACTCAATCTCTCCACTTCTTGAGTAACGACCTGAAACCAGGTCAGTTGTATATTTATTTTTATGGCCCAATATACAGGGAGTTTTTTCCTACTTTTAAGTGTAGGCCCTTTGTTTTATTTTATTTTGTTTAATATTTTGAATATTTTGGTTCGAAAGAGAAAATATTTAATTAACTCAATCTAGCATTTGGATTACCTTGCTCAGGTATTTGAGAAAATATTTAATTATCTCAAAAGCATTTTGGTTGCCTTGCTAAGACAATCAGCAGTAAGCTGAAGGAGACAAACATTCAATAGAATAATCTATTGAATAAACTTTTGGATTTTTGTTTTTATTGGATGCGTAAATTTTAACGATAAGTAATTAATTCTGTATTATTATTTTATAGACCTGAAACAATAAATTAAGCATGATTTTTTACTGAATTAATGTTATGACATGTATTAAACCAATCTTCAGATTTGTGATCGATTATTTATTATTTGCCTGAATAATAATAAGCTTTAGTCATTGGGTCTTAATTAACCATAGCTATTTTCTTTTGGAAAGTGTTACTATATAAACCATATTTATAATTAGCTTTAGTTAATTAAGGTAATTTTAGAAAATCAAAGTCAACGTATAAAGTACCTTTTTCAAATTTGAGAGAATCAATAAGCTTTTAGTATTAATGTGTTTGTAAACCATATGCAGCAGCACATTATTCTAAGCTGTATTATTTGATTAAACCGATTTTATAACATCTATCTTTTATAAAAGTTTAGCTAACATTATAATAACTTATTTTGCTTTTCACCTGACTTAAACGTAATTCAGCTAATTTAAGTGACAAAGGATCTTTACTGAATGATAAATAACTTAAAGCAGCGAGGTAATGGACTTAACTATTACTTAATAAATTAGAACCGGTAGTATTAGTTAGTATTAACCTTTGGAGTTGTCTTAAAATGATAGGTTTATCTTTATGTAAACAAAAAATTTTTGATAATATACCTATTTTCTTATAATCAATTTTTGGTGCTTTAATAACAAGACCTAAACCATGTTGAATTTGTTAGTGACGTGCATGGGCTAGTTGATTTATTGAATTACACCATTGTATGTTATCATTTTGATTGCGAGCACCTTTACCTGTATCATCTCCGGCTACAATTAACATTAAATGTTTTCTGAAAAGATTTATATATTATGAAAATTTTGGCATTACAATAACTCTACCTGATGAACATCTATAATTTTAAGTTAGTAAGGTATTATATTCGTGGACAAAACTTAAATTATTTATTGTTCTTTGATAACCAAAGAAATTGTATATTAAATTTCTTAAAGTTCCACAGCAAGTAGTGCATGTTGGATGACCGGAAAAAGTTGTTCCGTGAAAACACCCACTCAACATTAATACTTTTCTTTTACCGCATTTAATGGTAGATGAAAACTTAGCATCTATATTACCAGTAAAATAGCGGTCATCATCAGTTGCATTATATGGTTTAATAATTTATTTAATATACATAGCTTAAAACAATGTCATATCAACTGCTGTTCTTAGAATTGCGCTTTGTGTTGCATCATATTTGCTCCAATCAGACTATGAGGTGTACAAATATTATTATAGTTGTTTAACATATTATTACAACTTTTCATTTGTTTTAGCTAACAAAAATTATTTATAATGTTTTTTTAAGAATTTTAAAGTAAAGTAAGCTATAAATCCAACACGCATTCTAATGGCAAAGTTTGGTGCAGCAATTAATCTTGGGTCAATGTCATCAGCAGATGAAATGTTATTAATTATATCTTATAACACAATGTGATTCTAGCCTGTTTTTACAAATAAGTCAAAATTGTCGGCTTTTTTAATTTTATTATTAAGAGCGTTTAAACATTTCTTTGCCTTTACAGGATCTTTTAATTTTATATGTTAAACATACTCATTGATATTTTACTTTGTATATTAAATCACAAATTTTTATTATTTCATATGATTAATTATACCGTCAATAAACCATTAACTATAATCAGCAAATTATTCTAAAATGTTAATATCTGGTTAAACACGAGCACAGCATTGACGACCTAAGATACTATAAATTAAATTAACTGGACAACCTTAACAGTTTTTAATTCTTAATTTACGGTTAGTTTTTGTATCCATTACTTAAAATATGGGTCTTTTCTTAACTGTGCAAGTACAAAATTGACAAAGAACCTAATAACTTAACATTTGAGGTAATTTTAAAGTGAATTATTATATACGAATAGTTAATGAAGGCAACACAGTTCTATTCCATCCGTTATGAAGCATTTTATTATATTTTTGTTCACTTACATGTTGACTTTGAGGTGCATACTTTATATCACTCTGAACAGTGAATGAATGAGTATTATTTTTGAATGGATTGACAATTTAGAATGGAACAATATCATATGTTGAACTTTAACGTAATTATTTATTTAAAATACGAGTGACTTTGTTTGATCTTACACCATTTAACATTACATTAGGATTGTTACGATTTGTTATAGCTCCATTTTAACCACAAAACATTGCGTGACCGACACCATCATGGAAAAATGCTCTGTAAGCATCTGATCTAACTGTTTTATTTTATGTGTTGAAAAATTTACCGAATTTATATTTATTTTACAAAAGTGAATATTTTAGATAGCAGTTATTTGTGCCTACTTAAATTAAATCATGTGATCCTATAGGTAAATATTTTGAGAATGGAACAAACCTGATTGCTTATTTAATACAATATTGTTTTAAACGACCTGTAAAAGATAAATTAATATAATCCAGATCGTGACCTTAATCAATTAAACGTTTTTCTAAAAATGTCCAGAATAATTTAGAAAAGAAACCTCTTTATTTGGTTATTTTAAATGATTTGGCTTAAATGTATTTAGCTTACTGCATGTGTGTACGACCATTAGTCAAAATTGTGTGCTTTTGTGTAATATTTGACGATTAGAAAACATGTTTCATAGCTGTAGTTAATTATGTACCTATCTAACCTTTTTAATTAAAATTATAATCAACTATTTTATTTTCTACTAATTGGGG